TAAGGGTGTTAGTATTGGTGGGGGTTTCGTGGGGGGTATTGCTAAGTTTTGGACTGAATTAAAGGCGATAGTTGTTCATTTATTCGGGTAATTAATATTAATAAGTACATTTGTATAATGAAAACAGTTGTAATACATAGAGACTTTCAAGACGACAAACAAACTCTAGGTACATTCTATGTAGTTGGAGAAGATAGAACGGTTATATTCAAATCAGAATGTATTGAGCGAGGTTGGCAAGATAATGAGAGAAACATAAGCTGTTATCCTGAAGGCGCGTATCCATTAGAATTAGAATACTCTAATAAATTTGGTATGGATTTATGGGAATTAAAAGAGATACCTAATAGAAGCGAATGCAAGATACATTCAGCTAACTATGCAAGACAGTTAAACGGATGCACAGCATTAGGAGAAACAAGAGCAGATATAGATGGGGACGGCTACTACGATGTGACAAATAGCAAGAAAACAGTAGACGCATTTCATAAAGTAATGGGAACTGATACGAAGGCAATTATAATTATCAATAATATTTAAGATGAAAAAGAAATTTAAGGAAATGAAAGGAGTCAAATTTGTTGGCTCAATTTTAAAGGGTGTTTTATTTGATCCTACAAAGCCAATCATTGGAGCATTTGCAGGCGTAATGGAAGGCGTTAAGAAAATCAAAACAGACAATCTTAACAGCGAAGTAGGTGGACAAGGAAAGCACGATAAGACTCGGCTAATAGCAGCCATATCAACGCCTGTAATACTATTACTCATTTACTTTGATATAATTGACATGGAAACTTTAAATATCATTATAGAATCATTAACCGGTATAACTGAATAAGAATTTTTTTCTGTTTTCTCTTGTTTAATTGTTATGAAAGCTCTCTATTTATTTAGGGGGCTTTTGTATTTTATATACTTTTCTATTGTTCATTGAATATTTATTCGTATGTTTGTACGGAACAATAAAACAACAGACAAATGAAACAAGAAAAGACAGAATTAGAATCACTACAGGAAAGGCTAATTTCAGCTTTGGATTCTCCTCAACCTTCAATAAGAAAGGTAAAACAATTAAAACGACAAATTTTTAAACTAGAAAGAGATGCAAAATAATAAAGAAGCAAATTATTTCATAGATCATAGAACAGATGGTGCTGTATGTATAGCAATAAGAAAAGATGGAGTCCCTTTCTTTAGAGCTGAAGAGTATAACGGATATGGATATTCATGGACTAAATGGACTAAATGGAATCAGCCTATAAAGTATATTGATAATAGAAATGAGCCAACAATTAAAATAGGATTTAAAGAGGCTTCAGGTTATTACAATAATAGTATTAGATTACCTAAAAATTAGAAAGAGATGCAAATAAGTAACAGCGAACTAAGCGAATATCTACACAACGTAGAGGTAGGATTTAATCCTTCGGACTTTCAAGAAATTGAAATAAATGAGGAAGTAGGAATTACTACAATGGATGCTTTAATAACGGTTAACTTTTATGCTCTTTATCAAGCTACTTATTGTGCAGCTACTCATGATGATCCTGCTGAGGTGCAAGATGAAAGCTACAGTACTTGCATAGACTTCATGGAAATGTGGACAGATGACGAAGAAATAGATTTAACTATTGAGCAAATGACAATGGTAGAAAAAGAGCTAACAAAGAAGATAAGATTCGATTAAATAATAATACTGTATATTTGTACGAACAAAATAAAACAAGATGGAAAACAAAACACATTGGTTGCAAAATCCAAACAAAAACTACTTAGGTCATTGGGATTTACCAAATGGAGAAGACTTAATACTAACAATAGAGAGCGCAAAATGGGAGGAGGTAAAGAATCCTATCATAAACGTATCAGAAGCTAAGAGAGTTATTAGATTCAAGGAAAAGGTAAAGCCTCTTATTTGCAATCAAACTAACGCACAATCTATACTAAAAGCTACAGGCACAAAGTTTATGGAAGATAGCGAAGGAGAAAAGATACAGTTATTCGTTACATCAATAAGAGACAACAAAACAAAAGAAGAAATTGATTGCATTAGAATTAGGTCTATTAAGCCAATTACTAAGAAGCCTAAATTAACTCCAGATCACAAGAGATGGGAGCAGGCTAAAATGGCTGTGCTAGAAGGTAATGCAAATCTTGAATCTTTAGAAGAAAATTGGGTAATAACAAAAGAAAACTACTTGTTGTTATGTTCGTAGATGTTATTCAAAACACAGAAGAGTGGTTTAATTTAAGATTAAAGAAAGCTACTTCATCTCATTTTGGCGAAATAATGGCTAATGAGGGTAAAGCTTTTGGCGAGCCTGCTAAGAAATACGCTCAAAGAGTTGCACTAGAATATGTAACAGGAGAAAGGGACGAAAGAAGCGGATTTAGGAATAGCTACATGGATGATGGTATAGAGCTTGAACCAATTGCTATTAATCTTTATGAGATTGAAACGTTCAACAGCGTAAAAAATGGCGGCTTTAATATACAAGACTCTAAGCACTCTATTTTATTGGGGGATAGTCCAGATGGTAATGTAGGAGAAAGTGGCTGTATCGAGGTTAAATCTGTAATTCCTAATACACAATGGGCTAGATTAAAAAGAGGAGGTATAGATAATTCTTATAAGTGGCAAATTCACGGTCATATTTGGATAGGTAAAAAGGAATGGTGCGATTTTATTTCATACTGTCCTGAAATGCCTGAAGAAAAACGCCTTTATATTTGTCGAGTTTATAAGGACGAAGACATTATAGAAAGAATGGAATCAAGAATGAATGACTTTAAAGAGTTGGTTTTATCAGATATTAAAATACTTCAAAATGAATAAAATACTAGACGACATTACTACAATAATAAACACTTATGAAGGGGGCGAGTGGCAAAGTGTTGATGCTTTACGAGAGTTAAGCAGAAGCCTATCAAGTAATATGTATTATCTAACAAAAATTAACATTGAATCCTTTAACAAGTGGAATGGAATAGTATTTAATTCAGAGAAAAGCAATGCAGCGGCAAAGGTTGAAGCGGACTTTCATGTACCCGAATTAAGACTAACAAGGAAAATACTAGAAGCTGCAAGAGGAGTAAGCATATCAATTAACAGTGAACTAAAAATTATAAGCAATGAATGAATTAGCAAGAGAAACACTAGAAGCGAATAACGAATTATTGAAGGTACTTGTAGGTCATATTGGGGGTTTAAGCCTTAATCAGATTGAGACAATGCTAACTCTAATCGAGTTAAACAATAACGTAATAAGCAATCTGAAATGAAAAAGCTATACAACTACCTACTAGACAAGTTCCATAATTGGATATTTGAAAGTGAATTTAACGAACCAAGATAATTAATTTAAAAACAAAAAAATGAGCGTACTATCAGAATTATACATTAAGACAGAAACCCTAAATCAAATATTAAAAACCTTAGAATCAAAAGGAGAAAAGGGTATAAGTTTAACAATATCAATTTCAGATGAAACTAATAATTTCGGACAAAACTTATCAAGTTATGTTAGTCAATCTAAAGAAGAAAGGGAAGAAAAAAAGAAAAGGTTTTATGTAGGAAATGGCAAAGTATTTTGGACAGATGGAACTATTAAAATAGCTGAGAAGGTAGAAAACAAATCTGCTATAAATAGTAGTACTGATTCTGATGACTTACCTTTTTAATATGAGAAAGCCTAGTTTAAAACCGTATCAAAAGTTAGAGATTTGGAATCATTACCGTAGGCATGGAAGCTCTTATTCTTTTTATATGGAGCAGTATAATATAACACAAGGAACAGTTAGAAGAGCAATTGAACATGGTAAAGAAATAAGCAATTTAATAAAAACAATGTAACGGTTTGGCTAAGAAGCGTAGCCAAGTAATTACGCCTCATTAAATGTAAAAAAGTCGCATGGCTATGCTTTTTAGCCTTTGTTGTGCGCAGTTATTTTATGACTTGGATTACAATAAAACTTATGCAACTGCACTTGTGGTTGGCTAAAAAGAAACAAACAAAGCAAGAAAATGATATAGTTGTACGTGCATACGATAGGCTAATAAAAAGCTATGAGGACTCAATTAGGTTTCTTAAAGCGGATTCCTAATTGCGCACAACACCCGAATATAGTACATACTAAATTTAATACTAAAACAAAGAAAATGAAAAGACAAATGCACAAAAATAGCCTGTTAGCATATCAGGAAGTACTACCAAAAATATCGAATCAAAAAATAAAAATATGCAAATCATTAGAATTTTTAGGCAAGGCTACGATGCACCAAATAGCCAAATACATGGGAGTTCCTTTAAATACTATTTCAGGAAGGTTTAAGGATCTACGAGAAGATGGATTTATCAAATCATTTGGGAGTACTGAAAAGCGCAGAACTATTTGGGAGTTAAATCCTGAACGCAAAGAATATTTAGAGTTAAACAAATAAAAGCAAGACAATGACAAGAATAGAAATAGAAACGAAGCAAGTAAATGATGCTATACTTTCCTTGAAAGAAATTTTAGGCGACTTGGTAAACATTGGATTTACGGAAAGCAATTTTAATACTGAATCTAAAGACATGGAAGAAAAGGAAAAGACATTAATAGAATTAAAGAAGCGAAAATCAGAATTAGAAAGAAAGGTAATAGGATTCAAAAGAGAAATAAACGGTACATTTTTAACCTAACAAACTTTAAAATGAGAAAGGATAATACTATAACAAAAAAAGAGATAAGCATCACAGCGAATGTAATAGCGGTATTAATCGGCTTCCTAGTTATCGGAGCAGCAACAGCAGTACTTTTACTTTGTGATGGGGTACTTTATTAAAACAAAACAAAATGACAAGAAAACAAAAAACAGAAACTATTGAAAAAGCAATAGTTGAAATAGTAGGAATAGATGTGATAAAACGAACCGATCACAAAAAACCCGATGAACTTAAAATAATAACGGTATGCCTTGAAAATGGGCTAAACCCTGTTCACATTAGAAAAATAATATTAGGAGTTATTAATTAAATTAGTACATTTGCTTTATGGTTATGGCTTCAAACATAGGTAACCTGAAGGAATTTTAACAGACCCTGATAATGAAAATAGCGTGAAGCCCTATTGGATTTGTTAGGGTTTTTAAATTTAAACAATGAAACAAGGAAAATTATTTACAGAAAAAATTGAAATGATTAACGTAGAATCTATAATAGGTTCAGGTTATGAAGAAGATGTAGCTAAATTAGCAATTGAGGATAAAATAGCTTATAGGGCAGCACGTAAAAATATGCAAATTCATTCTGCTATCATTTTAAAAATAAATGAGGAATTTGCAGGCTTCTTTACTTATGAGATAAATCATGATGCAAAGGAATATTGTTTATTACAATCTGCAATGTACCCTAAATTTAAAGATGTTGAAATCTATCAAGGTATGGTATCTAAGATAGTAAATGGTAATACTTATGGGTATCCTATGATAATGACTGTTTCTAAAAAACACGATTTGGAAAAGCCTTCTGTATTTGAAGAGATAGGATTTAAGGTAAATTTAGATAAAAATGATTTTAAATACATTTATTATGGAAAGCCTGAACAAGTTAGAATGAAATTATTAGCCCATACAGCTATGACTAATTTGTGGCGATCTACTTCTGGCTTGTGGTTACAAAATAAAAGAGCATGGAACGCTAGAATAGATGAAGCAGGTGAAATAAATAATGTTGTTAATCCTAGATTTGCATCACGTGAAGGATGTTGGCAGGGCTCTAAAGGGTTTAGTAATGTTGTATTATCAAAAAATGTTATTGAAAATGGAAAGATAAAACACAAGGATAGTAAAACTTTAAACGGTAACGCTTCAGTACTAGATCCTACTGCTTGTGAAATCATAGCTAGGTTTTTTATGCCAATAGGTGGTAAGCACGTATATAATCCTTTTGGTGGTGGTGTACAGATGGGATATGTTTCTGGGGGCTGTGGATTTACTTATGAATCTTCAGAGATAAGAAAAAACCAATGTGATACAAATAATGATATTTGTAAAGAGTTTGAAAATGTAAATTGGCACTTATCGGATACTTCGAAATATACACCTGAAAAGAAAAGTGATTTAACTTTTTCTTGTCCACCTTATTATAGAGTTGAAAAGTATATTGATTATGATGGGTTGCCTCCTGAGGGTGAAATAAATCATTTAGGTAGCTATGAAGAGTTTAGAGATACTTTATTTCAAGGATATAAAAACGCTATAAAAGCAATGAAAGAAAATACATTTTTTGTTGTTATGACTGGGGATAGTAGAAATCCTAAGGGGGCTTATTATGGTTGTGAATCTGAGCATGAGTTATTTTTTAAACAACAAGGATTACATATTTACAATAAAGTTATTTATTTAGAATCAGAATTTACAAGATTTTCCCAAGCTAAAAAAACGCTTCATAGTAGAAAATATCCTAAAGCGGATCAAAAAATATATATGTTTTATAAAGGAGACATGAGTAAAATTAAAGAGTTATACCCTAACATTGGAAGATTATAATGAGAAGTTACAGCAATAAAATTACTCTTACCGAAAATGGTAGGGGTATTTGGACTATTGATCCTATAATGGGTTGCAAGTCTGGAATTGAAAGAAATAAAAAGGGATGCTTTTCAGATTGCTATGCTGCTAGAAATGCAAGAATTTATGGGTATAATTTTTCAGAAAATATACTCAGGAATTTCACAGATGAACGGCATTTGCATTCAATAATAAATAAGGCTAATAAAATAGATTTTGAATTTATTAGAATGGGAAATTCAGGTGACCCTAGTGAGAATTGGGAGCATACAATTATGATTCTTGAAAAACTTAAACCAATAAATAAACAAATTGTAATAATAACAAAACATTGGAATAAGTTAAAATTGTGTCAATTAGAAAGAATAAGTAAATTAAATGTTTGTATAAACACATCAATATCTCCTATTGATGTAGATTTACATGAAAATATTGAACAATACGAACTTATTAAAAAGTATTGCAAATCTGTTTTGAGGGTTGTTTCGTTTGATTTCAATACAGCTAACAAAAAAGGTCTTAATTATTCGTTAATTCAAGATTGGATATTTAATACTTATGATGTTTTAGATACTATTTTTAGGTGTAGCAAATCTAATCCTATGTATAAAAAAGGAATTATTAATATAAAAGAAACTAAGTTTTTAGGAGATAAATGTTATGTATCAAAATATAATCCTAAAACATATTTTGGAAAGTGTAACAACTGTTTAGAAAAATGTGGATTGTATATGTAATAATTAGTCTTACATTTGTATTCAATCCCCGTCTAACATTATAGGGATAAAGGAAATTAAAATAACCCTGTTACTGATTTTAGAAGTTAGACGCTAAATGAAGTAATGGGGTTTATTTTTTACATTATGGCACAAGATAAAAAAGGATTTATTTTATACGCAGATCAAAAGAGCTTGTTTGAAAAGCTACCAAATGAGAAAGCAGGAGAATTAATAAAGCATATTTTTAGATACGTAAATGATGAAAACCCAACTACTAAAGACTTATTAATTGAAATAGCATTTGAGCCTATAAAGAATCAGTTAAAGAGAGATTTAATTAAGTTTGAGAAGTCAAGAGAGCAACGAAGCGAAGCAGGAAAGAAGTCAGCAGCGTTAAGGAAAGAGCAACGAGAAGCAACGAAATTCAACGGCGTTGAAAGTCGTTCAACGAAATCAACAGTAATAGATAATGTAACTGTTAAAGTAAATGATACTGTTAAAGTAATAAAAGAGAGAGAAGCGGATTTTAAAAAATCCTTACTCCCATTTTTTGAAAAAGGGATTATAGGAGAAGAGGATATAAAAGAATTTATAAGCTATTGGACTGAACATGGAGATAAGGATAAGAAAATGAGATTTGAAAAGCAGAAGAGTTTTAGCTTAGAAAGGCGGATAGGTACATGGCTTAAAAACAAAAAGGATTGGGAAAAAGAAAAAAGTGCCGACAAAAAAGAAAAGTTAATTTTAACAGAACAAGATTTTCAAAACTTAATGATAGATGAAACTACAGGAAATTAAAAAAGAAAAATCAAAGTCAATAATAATTACTTGTGCAAAGTTCGCAGGAATTGGAACTATGCCGAATGAAGATGACTTTATAGTAATTGGAGCTTTGTTAAAAAATCAATTTGCTCATTTGTCTGCAAAGTTTTTAATATCAGCTTTTGAAGTATACGCTTCAGGAAAGTTAACAGCAGGAAAAGAAAAGATAGAACATTACGGTACATTTTCTCCAAAGTTTGTAGGGGAAGTTATTCAGGCTTATAAAGAATATTCAGCAAAGCAGAAGCAGATAAAGAGAATTGAACCTGAACGAATGCTAGAAAATAATCAAGATCCTGAAGCGGAACAAAAAAGGGCTTTTGATTTTATCAAAAAGGTTTATGGCGAATCAAGCAAGATGCCGAATATAGCAAATTGGTCAGATGCTTTTAAATACTTAGAAAGGGAAGGATTAATTAATCTAACAAATGAAGATAAGGAAAAGCTATTTATTCAGATGACAAAAGAGGCTGAAGAGAATATAAACGCAGAACGCAGTTTAATGCGTCCTATTAGCTCGTTTCTACTCGATGCGACTAAACCCTCACAAATTAAAATTGAGTGCCGCAAAAGGGCTGTAATTGATTATTTGAAAAAGTAACGGCGCACGTGTATCAGTTGTGAGAGATTGAAGTAATTTAAAAGATATGTCAAAAAATAAGGAAAAAATTAAATCAGAACTACAGGAAAGAGGATTCTCTGGTGTGTTCCAGTTATTCTATCACGCTAACGATGGATGGTACATTTGGTGCGATCAGTTAATTCATGAATTTGCAGGTTACAACACACCTGACGTAATCCGACAGATTAGGAAAGGAGTATTAGATTATCATCTATCAACAACTGTATAAATAACATACTACCTATAGCGCAAAAGACGACCATTATTAAAAAGTAGCTATAGAATTAAACAAACAAAATGAACTACACAGAAACAACACTAAGAAGAGAAGCAACAAATCTTGAACTTGAAAAAGCAAGGATATTAAATTTAAACGGCTTGGACATTAACGAAGAGAATACTAATGCAGTTAATAAGTTAAATGAAATGCTTTCTGATTTATATTCAGGGATCAACTCAATTGAGCAAATAGAAATAATATCTAAGTTAACTAGCAATTGAATTTGTATTTGTACTTTTGTACAAAATAAAGACATGGATATTAAGAAAAAAGAAGAGCTAAAGCAGTTTTTAAAGGATAGACCTGAATTAAATAGGCGAGCTTTAGGACGTTTAATTGATTGGCATCACTCATGCTTTAACGGATGGATGAAAGCAAGCGGAGTATTGACGGATGAAAAAGCGGAGTTACTAAGTAAGGAGCTTGAAAGGTTTGGATATAAAGGCTAAACCCTGCAAAGGAAATTATATAACTAACAACTATTCAGGATGTGGGGAACTGCAATTGGAGAGGGTATACGGATTAGGCAAATCTTGTGGCTGTTATTTCAAATGGCTTTCATCGGACGAACAAGAGGCAAAGGATAAAAGGGAAAGGTTAGCAATCAAAGCAACCAATGAAGTAAGAAAGGAGCAAGCTAACAAAGATAAGGAAATTAAAAAGAATCTTACTAATTGGAAGTTAAAGCTACAAGTAAGGGTTCAAGAGATTGCAAGGCTGATAGATTGCGGTTTACCTTGTATTTGCAATCCAAATTATAAAGGTCAAATACATGGAGGTCATATCTACACAAAAGGCGGTCATGCTGAGATAAGGTTTAACCTTCATAACATCCATCGACAAGGAGCGCAATCCAACAAATGGAATAGTGACGAGGCTTTAATGAGGGATAAGATCGCAGAGGAGTACGGACAAGAGTATTTAGACATGATAAAAAGTTTAGTTGGTTCGCCTGTACCAAATTTAAATAACATGGAATACATGGAAGCCTACAAGAAAGCCTGCAAGATAGCCAACAGTTTAAAAAAGAATCAAAGGGTTAGAAACGTAAAAGAAAGAATTAGCATGAGAGAAGAAGTTAATCGTATAATTGGAATATATTAATTGGTTAAATTTACAAGAAACCAATTAAGATGAATAAAATATATTTAAATGGAAACTATGTTATAATCCAACCTACAGGATTAATCATTGACCCGATACCAACGAATTTACTAAGATACAAAGAATCAAATTTATCATTTACTTTAACAGATGGAACTAACATCTATTCGGGATTAGATGTTTTAACTATCCTTTTTGCAGATGCAGGAACATGGGAAAATGATTTAGCAGTAGCTTACACGGAATCAACTTTAAGAACTTTTCTTACAAATAATACTTCTTATACTTCAGCAGGAGTTGCATCCGAATTAACAGGGAATACAATAAGCGCAGCCAATTCAACATCTACACTATTGACAAGCGGAGAAACCTTTACAGGAGCTTGGGAAGAAGTGACCGATTTTAATGTTGTTAGGTCTGCTGTTTTAACAGATAATTCAACAGATGGTATTTTATACTTTGATGTCTCAATGGATGGGGGCGTTGAATTTATTTCAATTCCTCGCGCTATAAGTGATACAACTTTTAACTTTCCGCATAAAATTGCAGTTATTGAGTCGTATATTAGAATACGATATGTAAACGGCACAACAGCTCAAACAGGATTTTTAAATATACAAACTACTTATGCAGTTGATGATACCCTTGATTTAAGTTATAGACTTGACGACTCTTTAGATGATGCGAATGAAACCACGTTAACGAGGTCTGTATTAGTTGGGCGAGATAATGATGGAACTTATAGAAACGTACCTGTAGACGAAGAAGGACAATTAGCAGTTAATGTACACGATCAAAAAACAAGGTCAATAGATTTTTTCTTTGGCAGGCTGGATAATTTAACAACCTTGTCAGCAAATGCAGACCCTGAAGATATGACATTAACCCTAACAGATACAACAGGATTTACAGATGGAAAAGTGGTAGGGGTATTCTCTTTAAATGAGGTAGACGACTTTTATTTAGGTGGTCAAATTGGCGCACCTTCAGGAAGCGTTATTACAGTTGATACTCCTGTAGATGTACCATTAGCAAGCGGTTCAGCAATTGCAGCAACTACGATAAACATGGCAGTAGACGGTAGTTCAGTTACTCAGGTATTTCAGATAGGCCCTGTAGCAGCAGGCTCTACTTCTGTAGTAGATGTTACTAGAATCATGGGACACATATTAGATTCAACAGCAATGGATGACGGTAAATTCGGTGGTATTTCTGCTTTGACAAATGGAGTTGTATTAAGAAAGAATGACGGCTTAATTACGAATCTATGGAATGTTAAAACAAATGCAGATTTAGCTTTAATCTGTTATGACTTTAAATATTCGGACAAAGCTCCGGGAGGTCAATTTGGGGCTAACTTTAGGAATAGCTATGCAGGACAAGGTAATCATGGAGTAGTGTTAGAGTTACTACCAACTGAATATCTTGAAATTTTAATACAAGATGACTTAACAGGACTTGATGAATTTACAATGATGGCACAAGGGCACTTTAAATTTTAACTATGATAGAAACACAAGAGGGCGATTACGTAACAATACAATGCGGATAAACTAAAATTATTTGTATCTTTGTACTAACATTAAACTTAGAACAAATGACAGATAACATATTTAAACAAGACGCAAAGATATTAGTAGATTGTATTTTTGATAAAAAGATGTTCAATGATACAATGACAAGAGATAACATGAATATTTTTGAAGAAATAATAGCCATGAATCTACAATTTAAATACGAAAGCTACATAAGTTGCAAAGAGTTTAAGGAGAAGTTAGAAAAGAGTAGGGATAAACAAAAAGCTGAAGAAAATTAATAAGTTTAAAACTAACTAATTAGTCTACTTGCTGCATGGGACAGACACAAAAAAATGAAGTTCAAAAAATACCATTTACTGAATGGGCAGATTTGAATTACAAACTAGAAGGAATAAAAGCAGAAGAAACTATTTGGAAAGGAAAGGACGGATTAAAAACAATGTCTGAAATATATGACGAATGGCAAAGGATAAATTAACTCCTTACACCGAAGAACAGATAGAAGAACTCTTTAAAAGGGAATACTACTTTGTCCCCATAAGAATAGAAAGAATAAGATACAAAACAGAACTATTAACATTTGTGATAAATTTGAATTGATGGCAGACAAAAAAATCCCCATCCTACTAGAATATTTAAAAAGCCATGAGTAGCTATACAAATAAAGAGAGAGATAATATATTTACTACCATTTGCGAAAGCATAGAGGAGGGCAACTCTCTTAGGGATTCTGTTATTGATGCTGAAATTTCAAGAACTACATTTTATAAGTGGAGGGATGAGAGTAAAGAGAAAATGAACCAATACGCGCACGCGACTAAATGTAGACAGGATAAGTTATTTGAGGATTTATTAATTATAGCGGATGATGAATTGGTAGAACACCAAAGATCAAGATTGATGGTTGATACTAGAAAATGGGTACTATCAAAAATGAACCCTAAGAAGTATGGGGACAAACTACAGACTGAGAATTTAAACAAGGTTATTGATATGTCTGACTTAACAGATGAAGAGTTAGACGAAAAAATAAAGCAAGCAAAAAAAGTATTGGGTGAATAAACTCGAACAGTTAAAAGCATACCAAGAGAAAGCAATAAGAAAAGCTAGGAAGCATCTTATACCCTATTCATCTTACATGATGCCTAACTTCGATTGGCAGCATTATCACAAAGTATACTATGAGGTATTAGATAGATTCGCAAAAGGTGAGATAAAAAACCTTATGATTTCTATGCCCCCTCAACATGGGAAGAGTCAAGGCAGCACAAGATTTTTACCCTCGTTTATGTTAGGGCTTAATCCTGATTTAAGAATAGCAGTTACTTCATACAATGCTACAATAGCAAGAAAGTTTAATAGGGATAATCAAAGGATAATAGATTCAGATGATTATAGAGAGTTATTTAAAGAAACACATTTAAGCGCGTCTAATGTCGTAACGGTATCTACCAACTATCTAAGGAACTCAGAAGAGTTTGAGATAGTAAATCATAAAGGAACGCTTAAAGCGGTTGGAAGGGGTGGGGCATTAACTTCTATTACTTTAGATTGTGTAATAATGGATGACCTTTACAAAGATTATTCAGAAGGCAATAGCCCCGTTATAAGGGAGTCTGCATGGGATTGGTATACGACAGTAGTTAAAACAAGATTACACAATGACAGCCAACAGCTAATAGTATTTACAAGGTGGCATGAAGAGGATGTAATAGGACGAATAGAAGCTAGTGAAAAGGTAACTAATGTAAATTGCTATGATGACTTAGATAAAGTAGATATAGATAGTTGGGTAAAGATAAACTTTGAAGCAATAAAGGATAGTAAAGCTACAGAATTTGATCCAAGAAAGATAGGTCAATCATTATGGGAGAATAAACATAATAAAAAGAAGCTGTTAAAAGAAAGGAAGCTAAACCCTAATAAGTTTGAATGTCTTTATCAAGGGAATCCTGAATCAAAGGAAGGTATGAACTATCCGAATGAATGGCTGACTTATACTAAGCTACCTGAAAACATAGTCAAGAGAGGGAACTATACAGATACGGCTGATAGTGGTGATGACTACCTTTGCTCTGTTAGTTATGTAGTATGTGATAATCTTATTTACGTTACTGATGTACTGTATACTTTAGATTCAATGGATATAACAGAGGATACGCTTCCTGCTATGCTTAATAGTTCAGGTACAATACAAGCAGACATTGAGAGTAATAACGGTGGTAGATACTTCGCTAGGAATATAGGTAAGAAAACAAACTGCTCTATTAATTCCTTTTATCAAAAGAATAACAAAGAGAGCAGGATACTATCCAACAGCGCACAAGTACAGCAAAAGATTATATTTCCTTTAGGATGGGAAAGCAAATGGACTATATTTGCAAAGCATCTGAAAGGGTACAAAAGACTATTTAAGGCAAATAGACAAGACGGTGCGCCTGATGTCTTAACAGGAATAATAGAAAAGAACTACATATTAGAACACCAAAATTACAGCCCAATTGAAAATACCCATACCAAACACACTAAAGGAGATTTTACTGGAAACAATGCAGCTCCTTGGAACGCAGAAGTCGGAAACCGAAAAAACAACATATTTCTTTAAAGAGATTTGTAAAGTTGATCCTGAACTATTCGACCAAGATAAGCGAATGATAGCTTTAAATAGATTCTATGAGGAGCTAAGCAAGGATGATGCAGGCGAACCCAAAGATGTAAATCAATACAAGCTCCCTAGATTTCCTGATGGTAATTTAGATTTGCTATCTATTCGGATTAAGTCATTCGTCGAAATGCTATCAGCAGAAGTGGACGCGGAATCATTTATCAACGCTGAAATTATTTGCGCTTGTATGTATAGAAAAGACCATGAGTCAGAAGTAACAGAAAACGAAATAATCGAAACTGCTATTTATTTCAGAACTCAACCTTTTAAATATACAGTTTGGGCTATCAAGTTAATGGATGACCTTGTTAAGCTGTTAAGAGAGATGTACCCTATTCTGTATAGTGGCAAAAAGGAAGTAGAAAGAGAGGATGAAGTAAGGCAATTGGATGACATGATAAACGGACTAGCAAAGGATGACGTAACGAAGTGGGGCGAATGTGAACAGTTAAAACTTAGCAGGGCATTCAGATACTTAGAGCGAAGCAAAAAAGATTATTTGAAGAAAAAGAACGAGGGTAATATGTAGTTATATTTATTAGTAGTATATTTGTACGAACAATTAAAACAGCGATATGACACCAAAGGAAGAAAAAATAGACGAAGCAATTAGTGATTTAAAATTACACCTGAATAATAATAAGGAAAAAAGGATGATTTTAATTTCAGTTATTAATGAGCAGGAAAGACAATTAGAAGTCTTAGAAATAATAAATAATAAAGAATGAAGGCAAAAAAATTAAAACAATGGTTTTTGCGAGTTGTTGTATGTCGTCTTGGATTTCACGATTGGCTAATGGATAAAGGAACTATTATAAAGTGTAATAGAACTTGTAAGCGTTGCGGTAAGAAAATGCACTCCTGCTACGATATGAGTTATGGAGATACGATATGGCTAAATGGTCATTATTGGCAGCAAGTCAAACAAGAACTAGAAACTAAAACAGCGTAAGATGAAAGAAGGAAGTTTCTATTTGGTAGATGGTAAGCCATTACGATTAGTAAAAAAAACATTAAAAAAGTATACCTTTGTTAACATGAACGGAATACCCACTTCAATAAACCCTCACAAGAAGGCTATTGAGTTTTTAATTGATGACTCCGATAAAGGGGCATTAGCTAAAATACAAGGCAGGGTATCCGAAATGTTAAAAGAAAAGGAATGAGCAAAGTAAGCCTAAAAGAAATCATTGAAGATATTATTACAATAGTTAGCGAAGAGTTCACAGATTCAGAATTAGTGGCAGCTGAATATACATTTAACTTTGCACCGGATAACGCAAAAGCAAAAGACTTTCCTAGATTGTTTTTAATAGCCAATGAAAATATAACAATAGGCGAAAGGACAAATACAATTCCTATTACCATGAGATTTTGTGATGTTGTAGGATCAAGGAATAACGCAATCGACAAAGACAAGGAAATCAAATCTGATATGATTCAGGCAGCTAGTAAACTGTTTGACATATTACAAGACCGTTCATTCTTTGATGGGGACTTAACAATATCATTAGCTCCATTTGATTACGAAATGAACAATTCACTAAGCGGAGTAGATGCTACTCCTAATTTCTTTACAGATAAACCCTGTTTTAATATCTAGCTTGCCATGTGTAAGAGTAGCTGAGAAGCCGTTTAATTAATTTTAGGCGGCTTCGTTGTTTCTTATTATTTATTCGTATATTTGTACAATGTTAACGTTAAATCTAAGGGTAGTTTTTGCCCGACTAAATAAATTGAAAATGAATATACTAAAAGAGATATTAGAAGAAATAAATAAAGCTAAAATTGAAAGTATCAGAAATGTTAGGACTGGAGATTACAGAATTGGCTTAACGAAAGCGGAGCAAATTATTAACAGCAAAATAAAAGGGCAATCATTACCTATAGATAGTGTTATCAAGCGTTTTTCAATTGATGAAAAGGTAATTTGGGACGGAATGTACTATTGGGTGCTTGAAATAAATGAAGAAGCTAGAAAAGTATTGCTAGCTAACGATAGAAACCAAGACCATCCGCAGTATAACGATTGGTGGGTAAATATAGAGGAAGTTAATGCTTGCTAACGCATTGTGTATGGCACGTTGCTATCACTAACTTAAATTTAAAATAAATGAATTGGATTAAGAAATTACTTGGATTGAAAACTAAAAAGCAATGTGCTATAAACGTTGTTAGCAATCTTTTTTATTGCGAGGTAGAAACTGACCCAAGACACGGTAAGTGTAAAGAGCAATGTAACCACTGTAAAGATGAGTGGGTTAAAATGAATAGCAATTAAATTGTTGCTAACGAGTTAGTATAAACGACTTTAAATAAAACGGAAATGACACACGAACTTAAAACATTACCACAATACTTCTGTGAGGTATGGAACGAAAACAAAACCTTTGAAGTTAGAAAGGATTATAGAGATTATAAAGTAGGAGATAAATTAAGACTTCTTGAATATAATTACTCTAAATACACAGGTAAAGAATGCAATAGAACAATTACTTATATTCTTAGAGATTGCGAAAAATACGGACTTAAAAAAGGTTTTGTGATTTTAGGAATGAAGTAGTTTTATTTATTGCGTTTATACATTGTTGGCATCATCGTTTTAATGTGTGCCAACGTTAAATCTATGGGTAGTTTTTGTCCGACTTAAAATAACCGAATTATGAAAGAATTAGAAAGAGTAAAAGAGTTTATGGAAACCTTAGAGTTTCATGGATACATTGACCATGACTCAACAAAATTAAATGAACTGATAGATGACTATTACCCACTAAAGCAAGGGCAAACATTGCCTATAGATAGTGTTAGCGTGAGTTCTTTTTCAAAAGAAGAATTAGAACAATTAGCTATGAAAAAATACCCTAAAATGATGCGAAGTGCAGGCGAAGTTTGGATGGGGCTTTACGATATGAATAAAGAAAAAAGAGAGTTATTTATTGAGGGGTTTATTGAATGTGCAAATTCACGCTAACGTACATGTATAAAGTGCGTTTTAATGCAATTTATACGGTGTTACCCTTAGTTTTAAAAAAGATGAATTATGCACAGAAGTAAAATAGAATTACACAACATTGATTGTTTGCTTTTTATGAAGCAATGCGAGGATAAACAATTTGACCTTGCAATAGTCGACCCACCCTATGGTATTGCAAGAGCAGGACAAACTGAAACCTTTACAAAAAACCCTAAACATAAAAGAAAAGCACATAAAGACAAAGGGTGGGATAATGCAATACCTACTGCTGAATACTTTAGAGAACTTGAAAGAATATCTAAAAATCAAATTGTTTGGGGTGCGAATTATTTTGTTGAACACCTAACCAAAGGAACAATGGGGTGGATAGTTTGGGACAAAGGACAACACGGTTTAAGTATGAGTGATTGCGAACTTGCTTACAGTAGTTTTAATAAGGCTACAAGGGTATTTACATTTAATAGAGGATTGATAGCACAGAAAGGCGGAAGCATACACCCAACGCAAAAGCCTGTTGAACTTTATAGATACCTGTTAAATGAATATGCAGAAGAGGGCAACAAAATATTTGATTCGCATTTAGGAAGTGGAAGCATTGCGATTGCTTGTGATGACTTAGGTTATGACTTAACTGCTTGTGAAATTGATAAGGATTATTTTGAGAAAGCAAACAAAAGGATAGAACCTTATAGAAAGCAACAAACCCTTTTTTAATATTAAGGGTAACGTATGGTAATATGATTAGTGCGAATTTAAAACACAAAAATTTATGAGAACGAAATACAAAATAAGCCCATTTTACTTAGATGGGTTAAAGCAAAAACCAAAAGACTTAGATTTTGGAATTACACCAAGTTTAGTATTTGCAGAGGCTAACCAAGAAGAAGTAGGTGATTTAGGTTTTGCTTATGCACTTGGCATTAAATGGGGTTATTGGGCTATTGGCTTAAAACTATTTGGAGCGTACATAACTAAGCATTAATTATATTACGTGTTGTGCTTTCGTTTTAATGAAGCACAACGTTATTAATAAATTGGCGTTTCAATGCAATTTATTTTGTGTTGTATGCCGTTAAATTTTAAAGATATGACTAAAGATTCAAAATTTGTAAGAGCAAGATACTTAGATAAAGATTTACCGCCAGAAGGTACAATGACTGAGTATGGTAAAATATATGCTTATAATACCAACGGCTCAATAGATGTTGGTGGGATAGTATTACAGACTATTACAGGTGATTGTCACCAAGATACACTCGAAATAAACAGCGTGAAGTTACTTGACTGTAAAGCAAATCGTTATTGGATAGAGCAGTAATGGCATACAACGTATTGTGTATGGCATCGTTTTAATGTGCTATACACGTTGTTATACCACGTTTTTTAAATTATTTTACATTATTTTGTATTTTTATTAGGTTGGTATTACATTATTTTGTAGATTTGCGTATGTTTAATTCAAAACCTAATAAAATGAACGATTTAACAAAAGCATTATTAAAAGACTTGCAAGAGGACTTAAACTCTATTAAAAATTTACAATCAAATATCGAGGTTGTTTGGGCTTTAAATAAGCTAAAACAAAATATAAACTTCACTCAAAAAGAAATTGAAAATAATATAAGTGATGAGTAAGGACTTAATAAATTGGAAGCAAGTAAGTATAGAGTTGTCTGGTTCGGATAACTCTATACGTAAAAATAATGTTCCTAAAAAATACAAAGCAAAAATTGACAGGCTTTTAAAATTACTCGAACTTTGGCAGAAGTGGTCAAATGTGGTATAACGGCATCTTGTATGGTGTCGTAGCGAGGCACGAGCTATGCATTATACATAGTGTTGGCAGTAGTTAATTTAAAAAAACGAAATTATGTTAGATAAAAACAAAGCTAAAGCAGTAGCAAAAAAGGAAGTAGAAAGGCGAGTAGTAACAATAAAGGAAGCAAAAGACAACTTTAAAAAATGGATTAAGGAAACTTCTTCTGTTGGTGGTTTTAGTGAAGAAGTACTTGATTTTTGGGATGAAGTTTCTAAACAAGTAGACGATCTCTAATTACTGCCAACAATTGTGTATAGAACATACTAAATTTGATACATGGAAGAGTTTACAAAACAAATAGTTAGTATAGATAAGGGTAATTTAACAAAGGAGCAATTAGTATCAATATTAGTACTAACTGCTCAAAAGTTAGAGATTAATACTATTTCTGAAATGGCAAGGATTGAAGGTAAAACTCCAAGAGGTATATTAATATCGAACCAATATAATAAAATAGTTATTGGTAAACAAAAGTTTGCAATTAAAGGGATGAATAACTCTAATTTACCTTTTTAATTTAATCAATTCCTTTTACTATCTTTGCTATATGTTTAAAAGGACTACATTAGTTATTGATACCTTCGGCAAGGATGTAGTGAAACAGGCTCAAAAGAATCTAGCTACAAAAGGGTTTGACGGTCAGATCAAGGGCAGGAAGAAAGACAATACAGGGAAGCTATCAAAGAGTTTAGGATATTCTATTCGTCAAACAGACGGCAAAATAATCATATCTTTTAAATCAGGCGTTGACTATGCGGGGATAGTTGAAGAGGGCAGAAGCAAAGGGGCAAAGATGCCTCCATACGCTGCTATCAATAAATGGGTAGCTCAAAGGCGAATAGTTACAAGAAACAAGAAAGGTCAATTTGAGACAAGGCAAAGAGCAACTGAAAGGATACGAAGAAGCATAGCAAAGCAGGGTATCAAGCCTGTACGCTTCTTTAGTTTGGCAATGAATGAGGTATTTGAGATGCTTCCACCATTGGTACAAACTGCATTAGTAACAGACTTAGAAGATTTGATCTTCGACAATTTCACAAAAGCAGGGTATAACGTAACAAAAAGCTAATGAGTTCAACAGACTATTTCCATCCTTCGGTATTTTCAGCAACAGATTTTCAAGGATATATTTTAAAGTATGTATTAATTGAGGATGAATTTTAAAAAGAATTAAATGACAGCAGTAGCAGGCTTTGGAGCAAATTCAAATGAAGGTATTTATGGACTATACAATAAGTTTCTTTTTCTTATAACTAGAACAGGACCTGATGTATTTGGATTAAAGTACAGGATACGATTAACAGTAGTTGCAACAGGGGACGAATATGTACTTCCTGACATTGAGCCAATAGGCACTCAAAGCATAGTTAACCCTATTAACATTCTAAAGGACGTATATTTCAAGGCTCAAAATGTAGGGGGCGAATTTGGGTTTTCTCTTGATGATAGTGATGAGACGGACGTTGCTAATTTTGCATACGGTAAAATAAAAATAGAGGTAGGAGAATTTTATGCAGCCTTAGTTAATGATCCTCCAACTTTTCAAGGCTATGATACTTCAGATTCTTTTTGGTTCTACAATGGGTATGAGGATGTTCTAAGACCTAATGTAAATACATCGTATACTAATTACTTAGAGCCTGCATGGTATAATACAACTCCAATTAAATTGCCGCATACTATTCTAAATCGGTATATTGCAACAGACCCATTAGCTCCAGACTTTTGTAAGCTATTTTTCCCAAACATAATTAAAAGGTCAGATGATTCTTACAATATAAAAAATGTTGTTTTGTCGGCTTATGATGCTGATGGAGTTTTAATAATTACTAATACTGTAGACATTTCTGCTATATTTTCTATTGATGGTTATTGGACTTATTATGGTGATACAGCAATATCATCTGGTTATTCTGAATATTACTTTCAATACGCAGACAACACAACAGGAGTTATATTAATAGATACTGAAATAATTACATTTTATCCTGATACTCAATGTGGAAAGAATGACAGATACCGATTAAGATGGGTTAACAAATACGGAGCTTTTGATTATCTTAATTTTAATGGAGCAACAGAAATGACTGATGTTATTTCGAATAATAAAACAATTTTATCAGATGGCATAAATTACACTGCTACTACATTTGGAGAAATTGCCCCAATTGCAGACCCTGAAAAAATACCATTTGGCAAATCAGTAGAAACAATCTATAAACTAAATTCTACATTTTTAAATGAGGAAGAACAATATGCTTTGCGAGATTTACAAAGGAGTCCTAATATTATAATGTTTGACCCTGATAATAATATTATCCCTGTAATTTTTAAAGACTCTTCATATAGAATTGAAGATATTAAGAACAAGCTAATCAAAGTGAGTTTTAATGTAGCTGTTGCAAACGTAGGTAAAATACAAAGAAGATAATGAGCGTAGTTGCATTAAGATTTAATGTCGGAGGGGTTGCATACATAATACCAACCTTTGAAAAGACGGCTATTCAAATCACTAGACGAGTTTCAACTATTGATAATCTAAGCTCACAAGGTACAACAACAAAGCAAACATTTAGAGTTCCTTTAAGCCCTGAATTAATAGAAGCCATTGGTGACCCTACAAGTTTCATTCAAGAATCAATAGTTGATTTAAACAAGAAAATTGAAGGCTCGGTATTAGTAGACAACTTTCCTAGATTCGTTGGAGAGTTCCAATTTATGAAGGCTTACAAGAAGTTAAAAGCAGATGTAGGAGAAGCTGAATTTATATTTAACGGAAATGAAACTTCTTTAAAAGGTACGTTGGATGATGTGAAAATGAAAACCCTATTTGATGGGGAAACAATACCATACACAGCAGCAGAAATAAATACATACTTTACAGACCCTAATGCTTATCACATAGCAAATGGTTATGTATTTCCTTTAATTGATTACGGTCAGCAATTTACAGGGGATTTGAATGCAACTATAGGCAAGATTATTAACGACCCTAATGCACCATTAACGCAGTTAGATTTTAAGCCTGCTGCAACATTTAGAAAGTGCTTTGATTTACTGCCAATAGTTGTAACGGTTGATAGTGCTATTGATTATTTATTAGACCAAGCAATACCATTACATAATAGCAAGTTACCAATCCCATCACTTGACACTAGTCCATTAGATCAAACAGGATATTTAGAAAAGAATTTAGTGTTTAACCTTACTGTTCCGATGGGACTGCAAAAACTCCCTTTCGAATTAGAGAGTAGTTACAATGTGGATAATATAGATTTGGGTAATGATTGGTATACTATTCCATTTGATGGTACTTATATGTTTACTTTGAATGGCGGTAGCTTAGACTTCGTTAATCCTTCAGGCACGGGAGGTAACTTAATATTAGCCATTGATCTTTATGATTACAATTCAGCTACATTTATTGACTCTATTTATTACAATAACCCATTTATAAACGCTGCTAGTTCAACCAACTTAGTAATTAATGCGACAAAATCAGCAGCTTTAACAGTAGGTCAACAGATAGGACTCAGGGTTAAGGTAATAGAAACATTCTCCACAGGAGGTAATATTAACTTCAATTCTGGATTTAGATGGACTGTTTCAGAAGCTCCATCAGTTACCCCTAGTAGTAATATTGACGTTCCTACAAATTGCCCTGATGTTACAGCGTGGGATATTGTTCGAACTATAGCAATACAAGGCAAAGCGGTAATAGTAAAGGATGAAGATGGGGTTTATGATTTAGTGCCTTGGGTTAATTGGATTGATGACAATACAGATACTTTAAATTTAAATGATAAACCCGATTTTACAAAGGATTTAGTTATTGAACCTTATTCAATTCAAGGAGCGAAGAGTATATTGTTAACCTATTTAAAGGATGAAGATTTATTTAATAAGGCTTATACAGATTTGACTAATGAAATTTACGGTCAACTATTAATCGAAGATACAGGGAGTGATTTTGCAACGAATGAAATAAAGATTGAAGTACCATTTGCATCAACTCCAATAGTTCCTGTAGAATTTGCAGCAATAGCAATACCTAAATTTTACGATAGTTCATTTAATTGTGTTAAAACAAAACCAAGAGTATTAGGATTTTCAGTTGACCAATATGTAGACCAACAGATATATGTACAGGATGTTTTCGGTGGAACAGTTCACAGTATTGCATCAGTTCCTCAAATGGGGCATTGGTTAAATAAGGACGGCGGTTATAATACAAAGGATACTAATTTTGGACAGTCCTTAACATTCTTTGCAGGAGAAAATTACCCAAATGATACAAGCTATGAGCAATGGTGGAAACAATATATTGTAGAAACTTATACAAGTGATGCAAGGAAAGTTAGCATTGATTTAGCGTTAAGTCAATATCAAGTAGATTCTTTAGCATTCAATGAAAAAGTATACTATGCAGATTCTAGGTTTAGAATAACTGCCATGAATAATATAGAATTAACTTCGCAGCAATTCACAAGCGTTGAAATGATGAAGAGAATAAGCATTAATAATTTAGATATTGCACCTTTATACCCTTATGATATTGTCGACAAGGTTGTATTGTGGAAAAATTCAGATGACAATTCAGTAAATGCTAGTCCAATTGCAGGTGAATTAGAACCAAGTTGTATAGCTTATGGATTCTATTACGATGCAGGGCAAAACATAGGAACTCAACAGGGGCAAATATTAATTAACTAGATATGTCATTAACTATAGATTTAGAAACTAAATTCGACACAAAGCAAGCGGAGCAGTCAGTAGACAAGCTATCTAATTCAGTAGAGGATTTAATTAACCTTCAAACTCAGGCTTTAGAAGATCAAAAGAAAAGTGCGGTACAGGCTAAGGATGCTATAAACAAGAATACCAAAGCAACCAAAGAAGCAGCAAAGGGTACTAAATTACTAGCTCAAGGGTTCAAGGGTGTAGGATTAGCAATTAAGGCAGCAGGGATAGGATTAATCATTAGTGCGTTAAGTGCCTTGAAAGAGGTATTTATGCAGAATCAAGAGATAGCCGATGCAGTAGCAACTACTTTTGAAACTGTTAGTATTGTGTTCAATGAGGTAGTAGGTTCATTAGTAGATACTGTTAAGGAAGTAAGCGAAGCAACCAATGGATTTGAGGCATTAGGAAAGGTTGCAAAAGGGTTATTAACAATTGCATTAACTCCATTAAAGCTAAGTTTCTTTCAAATAGTTCTAGGCGTCAAGGCTGCTCAATTAGCATGGGAAAAATCATTTTTAGGGGACGGCGACCCTGAAACAATAAAGCGTTTAACAGGGGAAATAGTAGAAACTCAAAACAGTATTTTAGAAGTTGGGAGTGCTGCAATAGATGCAGGGAAGGATATTGTAACTAATTTCGTTGGAGCTGTTGCAGAAGTATCACAAGTAGCTGTTGGGGTAGCAGAGGACGTTAAAAAGATAAGCATTGAAGCAGCCTTAGAAACAGCAAAGACAAATGTAGCATTACAGAACACTGCAAAGTTAGCAGCAGCAGAGCAACAAAGATTAGTTGAAATTTATGATAGACAAGCTGAAAAGCTAAGACAAACAAGAGATTTAGAAAGCAATTCGATTGAAGTTAGGATACAAGCTAACAAAGATTTAGCAGCCGTACTAGAAGAGCAAGAGAAAGCACTATTAAAAGTAGCAGACTTACAAGTAGCCTCAGCACAAGCAGCAGTAGATAAGAATGCTTCTATTGAAAACCAAGTAGCATTAACTGAAGCATTAGCAAATAGAGAAGGCGTACTAGCGCAAGTAGAAGGATTTAGAAGCGAACAACAAGCAAACATAAACGGGCTTACTAGAGAGGCTAATGATTTAAACAGAACGGCAATTGAGGGCGAAGAAGAAAGGGCTAAGAATAAAAGAGAGTTTGATGCAGAAAGGCAATTAACCGAAGAGTTAAGAATCCAAAAACTTAGAGAAAATTTAAAAACTGAGAATGATATTATATTAGCAGACTTAGAAAGGAAGAGAGAATTACACGCTATAGGAACTCAAAATAGAGTAGATGCAGAACAGGAGTATCTAAACAAGAAACAAGAGCTTGACCAAATGGGATTAGCTTTAGATAAGACTGTAGCAGATAGTTCAGAAAAGATTGAGGACTTAAAAAACAAGTCTAAGTTAGATTTAACAACTAAAACTTTACAAACAGGGTTAGCACTTACTGAAAAGAATGCTGAAGCTCAAAAAGGGATAGCAGCAGTAGAGGCGGCGTTTAATACTTACAAGGCTGCTAATGTAGCATTAGCTTCTGCTCCTCCTCCATTTGGTCAGATACTAGCAGGCTTTACAATTATTGCAGGATTAAAGAATGTCCAAAAGATACTAAGCTCTAATGTTAAATCGGGTACAGTTCCAAGCGGTGGAGGTGGTAGTGTTGGCTCAGTTCCTGATGCTTCACAAAACGAACCTAGAGTCCCTGACTTCTCATTCACAAATCAAGGAATAGGTGATACTCAGAACGCTCAATTTAATACAAGGGCTTATGTCATCAATCAAGATATAAAAGACGACTCCTCATTATCACAAAGGATAGACGATAAAGCTACTGTTTAGAGTTTAATTTATCGTAAAATTTCTCATTCAAAGAAGGTTGACTTCGAACCCAATCAAATACTTCTTCTTTAATATAGATAGCATTCCTAGTAGGACGGTGTGATGGTAGCCCTAGCTTCTCCCAACTCCAAAGGGTTGTTCTTGATATTCCAAGTTCAAAGCATATTTCCTTTTGTCTAAGGTGCTTGAATCTCTTTAAGTAGTTAGCAGGGTACATATTTAGGTTTAGACTCGTTAAGACTTGTTAAGTCATTGCAAATATAGTACTAATTAGAACAAACTTTACATTCAAATTATATTTTCTCTTGAAAACATTTGAATTAAAGCCTAAAAAGAATCTAAAAAGCGGAGTTTATACCATCGCATTAGTAAAAAGCCCTGCAAATGAAAGAGGGTTAGGCATTCATTTATCCAAGCAAACAGTAAGTAATATTAAATTAGCTTCCAATGATGGGGGACATTTTATTTATGCTTCAGCTTTAGTACCTGAACAAAGGATTTCAAGAGTAGACGAAAATGGAGAAGAGTATCAAATATTCTTTTCAAAGGAAACTATAGCAAGAACAGCAAGAGATTTTATAAAAGCAGGCAGCTTAGTATCTAAATTCAATTCAGAGCATAACGAATTTGAAACTTTAGGCGGTGTATCAGTTACCATGAGTTGGATAGTAGGCGATCCAAAGAAAGACTTATCAACTCAAAAGGGACTATCTACAGTAGAGGGTGAATGGTGTTTAGAAATCGAAGTCGATAACGAAGATGTAGCAAGAGATATTAAGCTAGGAGTTTATGAAGGTATTTCAATTGAGGGATACTTTGAGAATTTCGAAGCAGTACTAACCAAGCAATCAATAACCAAATCAATCAATAAACCAAATCAAACTATTATGAATAAATTAAATGCATTGCATAATGTAGTTAATTTTTTGAAAGGGGAAGTTAAACTTTCAGAAGAAGCTCCCAAAGCAGAAAAATTAATGATGCTAGAAGATGGCGAGTATACACTAGACAACGGTCAGAAAATTCGAGTAATCGAAGGAATGGTTGAAGTCATGGAAGTTGTCGAAGAGGAGGAGTTACAAACTCCTGAATTAGCTAAACCTGAATTAACTGCTGAAGATACTACTGCTGTTGAAGCATTAGCAGAAGCAACAAAGGAAGGATTAGAAGCAGTAAATAAAAAGGTAGACGAAAAAGTTACAGCAATCGAAACTACGGTTACTGAAATGAAAGCTATGTTAACTAAACTATCTGAAACTCCTGCGGGCGTTGAGGTTACAAAGTTAGAAGCACTACCTGAAGTAAAATTAGAAAATAACGCAAAATTTAAATTTAACTAAGATGGCATTAACTATAACACAAACTACAGCTACCATTGAAAGAGTAGCAGAAATATTCTCAAATGCTATTTTGTCAAGTGAGACTATTGAATCAAATATGTTTCAATATATCCGAGCTTCAAGAGATACATTCTCTATGAACTTTGGATCAACTTCAGCATTAGTACAAGATTATTCAGATGACCCTTCATTATCAGGGACTATTACAGCAGCAGATGCTGAATTCACAATCGGCAAAAGGTCAATCAAATTTAAGATTGATTACGATGAGTTTAAAAACACAATTTGGAAAGATGCAGTAGCGGATTTAAAAAATCAAAAATTGCCGCCAAAGTTTTTAACATGGTTAGCAGGCGAAATTACTAAAGAAGTAAATTCTGAAACTGAAGCTGATTGGTGGAATGGTAACGGTGGATTAACAGGCGATTTAACAGACGGTACTCCTGTAGGGCGTACTTACTTAAATGGCTTTGGAAATATCATTAGAACTAAACTAGCAGCAGCACCTTCTCAAATAATTACTGAAGCGGTTGCAGCAACTGTACCAAGTGATTCAACTAAAGTACAAGCTATTTTACTAGCAGCAACAGCGGTTATTCCAACGGCTTTAGTAGCAAGTCCTGACATGACAATCTTTGTAGCTCCTTCAGTAGAGCAGGCTTATTGGGAGTCATTAAGTACTACACTAGCAACAAACTTGCCTCAAACTGATTCTTTAATGTTCAACAGGTATAAAATTAAAGTTATTCCAAACTTGAACCCATTAAGAATCATAATTGGAAAGTCTCAGAATATGGGAGTAGCGGTATCTGTTAACGGTAATGATTTACTAGATTTAAATGTAGTCGATCAATATGCTTTAGGAAACGGAAACAGGGCTTTCTTAACTGCTAACTACGGTTACGGTGCAGGAATACAAACTACTGATTTCGTTCTTTGGGAAAATACAGCAGCTTAATAAGCTCTTAATATATTACAGCAGGGGACTTTAGTCCCTTGCTTAACTTTAAAAATTAATAAAATGGCTTGTACACCAACACTATCAGCGTATAAGAGAGGCTGTAAAGTAACAGGAGGGATTACCGACATTTGGATAAATGATAAGGAAACCCGAATTGATGGAGGTATCACTTATACTATTTTAAACGGAGCTTTGACAATAGCAGGAGGCGGTGCAATTGCAGCGTATCACATTGAACCAAGAGAGAATAATACAACTTTTACTCAACCTAGAAGTGATGACAATACAGCAGGAACTACTTTTGTAACTCAAACTTTAGAATTTACATTAGTAGGTTATTCAGCAGCATTAGCTTATTTGAGTGATGAAATTGGAAAGGGTAGAATTGAGGCTTTAATGAAGTTTGATGACGGTACTTATGTAATGGCAGGAATTGAAGTAAATGGATTGCAAAGTAATGGAGGAGATGCAGGATTTAGCGGAACAGCTAAAGCAGATGCCAATGGACAATCTTACACTTTAACTTGTGAGAGTAAGTTGACAGCACCAACACTAGCGGACTTTTCAGAATATACAACAGCCTTCACAGTTAACGAAGGATCATAAAATTGAAACTATGAAAGTATTAGTAGGAACTCTAAGCTACAAAGGAGACATTTATGTATTAACAAATGATACACCAATAGCGGAGTTAAAAAAGATTCTTAAAAAACATCCTGAATTAGGGGACAAATACATTCAACTAGATGATAACGATAGCAGCCTACCAAAATCAAACGATAAAGCTAAGTCTAAATCGAGCAAAGGTAAGTCTACTAGAAAACGTAGTACTGAATCTAGTTAGTCCTAGTAGGGTTGAATTAAATTTTACGAAAGCCCTGACCGAATTAGGTTCGGGCTTTTTTTCAATTGATGTAACGTCAATAGATACAGCTCAATTGGTGGATGATACTTATTCTTATTACCTTTACCAAGATTCAGTTTTATTAAAGACAGGATTTGTTAGAAGGATAGAAGTAAGCGAGGAGTTTTCAGGGGAGTTAGATGCAGAATTAGATTTTTATTTAGCGTAATGGATATAGAAGTAAAAGCAGCAAGGTATAACATAAGATCAATAAGCGACCTTTCAAGACCATACGGAAATAATGTTTATCAGAATGGAGAAGATAACAGGTTTAGCGATTACTTAGATAGCCTTTCAAATAGTTCAGTAACCCATCAAGATATAATTAATGATTTAATTGATTATGTTTATGGCAAAGGGCTAAGAACGGTTAACCCATCAGAGCAAGAGCTATTAGATAAGTTCTTTCCAAAGGGTAAGACAAAGAGAATTATACGCTCTAAGTTAGTTCAGGCAGCTATCAACATTGAAGTAATGAAAAGTCAGCTCGGTAATGTATTGAGTTTAAAATTCATTCATGCTTCACAGATAAGAGTTAGTCAGCTTCATCACAATAAGCCTGTAGGGTTTGTATTTCGTAAATCATGGGATCAGAACAGCTACCAAGCCTATCAAATCACAAAAGAATTAAACAGAATAACTCCGAATAAATTTGAGGGTTTATTTTATTGGTATGATTCAGGTACATTTGATGTACCTTATGGACGACCAAAATACATAAGCGGATTAAATGCTATTGAATTAGAGGCTAGTATTTATTTGATGCACAATACAGGGGCGCAAAATGGGATGTTTCCTTCTATGTTAATTAGTAAGGTTACTTGCGGAGACCCTGAAAAGGATAAAGCAGATGCAGAAGCAACGATAAACCAATTATCGGGGGCTTCGGTTGCAGGTAAAGTAGCCTTTGATTACCGTCCTGCAGGAGCAGAAAACACTACAACATTTACAACTCCTAATTTAACAGGCTTAGATAAGATTTATGAAAATCAATATCAAGTAGCTGAAATAGGAATATTAAAAGCCTGGCAGATTCCTAGCCCTACCTTAATAAGTGGACTTAATACTAAGGGTTCAGGGTTTAGTAGTCCTGCTGAAGAGATGGAATTTGCTTTAAAGATATTGCAGAAGAAAAGAATTGAACCTGAAAGAGAGGAGTTATTAGATATTTTAAACCCTTTATTTGAAATGATAGGCATTCAAAGTGAGGTTGAATTTGTAGGAGAAGAAACGACTATAACAAGCGCACCTATTGTGGACGAGGAGACAGGAGTAGTAACAGAAGCTCCTGCAATAGATGATTCAGTACTAGTTGATAAAGAGGCTTCATATAATGGGGCGCAAATTGCATCAGCTCTTGAGATAATGGAATCAGTAAATACAGGGTTATTAACTAAGAAACAAGCTGAAAAGTTTTTAATTCAGATGCTACAGTTTAGCCCTGCATTAGCAGCCTCGTTATTTGAGGGCGGTTTAGATGGAGTTAATGAGGTTGAAAACTTAGTACCATTAGAAGAGACTAAAAGCGTAAATGAATCAATAAAGAATCTTACAGGCAGACAGATGCAAGGCATTGAAAGAATTGTAAGAAAGTTTACACAAGGTAAATTAAATAAAGAGCAAGCTAAGTTAATGTTAATGTCGGGCTTTGGCTTTGATGAAGCAGAGGCTTTAGTATGGTTGAATGATGGGACTGAATTATCAGTAAGTCTAAGAAAGATTATATTAAGTAAACCAACTGATTTCGATGACCAATGTATGTTAGATGCTTTAGAGGTTAACGAAGTAATTAACTTTGATGAATGGGAGTTAGTAGATACAAGAGAAGAGAACGGACAAGATTGCAAAGAGTGGGCTAATAGCTTAATAAAAGTTAAGAGTTCAGCAGTTCAGAAGTTGGCAGACTTTATAAAATCTAATCCTAATGGAGAAAGTTTTTTAGATGAGTCTTATTATAAGATAAGATATACTTATCAATCAAGAAGAGGTGGAGGTACTTCAGGAAAGACTAGAAGGTTCTGCAATCAAATGATGAGTAGAACAGGTAGAGGCGTAGTGTATAGAAAAGAAGATATAGATAAAGCAAGTTTTCAAGGAGTCAATAATGAGTTAGGTCATAAAGGGCAAAACTATAGTTTGTTCCGCTTTAAAGGCGGTGTTAATTGTGGACATTATTGGCAGGAAGAACTTTATAGAATGAAGTCTAAAACAGAAAAATACATATCAAAAGGCAAAGAAGTAAGTTCTATTCCTAGCAGTTATCAACCAAAAGGCAAACAGTATAGCGATGCGGAAACTATCCCTTATAATATGCCTAATCATGGACATCACCCAAACTATAATAAGTAATGGCAGTAACTGAAGATTTAATAATAGGAGTAGATAGATTCAGATATTTTTGTTCAATCAATGATTCAAATGATGCTGAATTTTTAGCACCTTATATTTTACAGGCGACTGATACAATTGCTCAAAATATATTAGGTACAGCATTAACTGAAAAAATCATTTCAGATTATAATGCAGGAACTTTAGCAGGCGTTTATCAAGAGCTTTATAGTTCAAGTAAATCAAGATTAGAAAGGATGGTATGTTGGCAGGCTTATAGGTTAGGACTTCCAACAATGGCAATCAAGATAAATAACAACTCGGTTACAAGGCACGTAGGGGATGGGGAAAGCTCTAGCAATTCAGATCTAGCAATGTTAATTAGAAATGCAGATGCGACTTTAGTAACATACGAAAACCAAGTAAAGAAGTATCTAAGTGAAAACCAATCTAGCTTTCCTGAATTGGCAGATACTACTCCTGAATTTTTGAAATCAAATTTAACGACATCTGATACAAGTCAAGGCACAACTTATACGCCTAACTTATATTTTAACGACTATTAATTATGGCAGCAACTTTAATAACATTTGACGACAAGGTACAAGGTAGAGATTTGCCTCTTGTACCAATTACTGAAAAGCTAAGATTTGAAGATGTAAACGAAATCAAAGATGCTATTAATGACAATGCAGCGTTAACAGATAACAGGATTGAAAAGAACGTAGCAGCAACTTACACTACTAATACAGTAACTACACTTACACTAGCAGAATACAACGCTATAGGTACTCCTGTAGCTACTACCTTATACTTTATCATTTAATGAAATTAGGGAGCTTAGATATAGCTAATTTAAAGCTAGGCAGCTTACAAGTAAATGAGGTCAGATTAGGCACTAATTTAGTTTGGCAGGCATTCGAGGGGATATTAGATTTTTATCCAACAGCAGCAGCAGGATATTCACTAAGAAAATTGAGAGCTAATTATACAGGGGCTTCTATTGAAGTTAGAAGGTCATCAGATAACGCTACTTCAGATATTGGATTTACAAATAACGAATTAGATACAGTTGCTTTATTAGCCTTTACAGGAGCAGGGGATGGATTTGTTTCTAAATGGTACGACCAAGAAAATAGTAATGATGCAGTACAAGCTAATACAGCGAAGCAGCCTCAAATAGTTTCTTCAGGGTCTGTATTAATGTCAAATGGAAAGCCTGCGATTCAATCAATTGCAAATTCAAGACTAGATACTCCATCAATTTCAATGGCAGCAGATAGGAATATATTTATAGTTACTGAGAGGTTAGGTGCATCCTTTGGGGTTTTCAATTCTCTTTTATTACAGATAACTACAGATTTTTATCAAATTTATACGCCTGCGGATAACTCAATAAATTATTATGATGGAGTAAATGTAGATACATTATCAGGTTATTTATTAGCACAGCAAATTTTAACGGTATCACAAGACGTATCAAGCGGTACAATTAGAAGAGATGGGACAGAAATACACGCATTAACTACAGGGGCAACAGCATTAAATGAATCATTTGCTTTATTTGGATTTAGTTCTTATGCTACAAATGGGTATTTTAGCGAAGTACTTATTTATCCAAATGATCAAGCGGCTAACATAGTAGGAATAGAAACAAATATTAACGACTTTTATACAACTTTTTAATTATGGCAACAACAATATTAGCAAACAAAATATTAGCTTATTCAGCAAAAGAAAGAGGATACTTCAACGCTGTTAATAATCAAAAAATCTTTAGAAGACAACATACCGGAATATCACAATCAAGTATAGATGATGTAGAGGATGACAGTACTGAATACGATGCAATGAGTTCAGCAGATAAATCAACTGTAAGAGCTTTAGTAGAATCAGGTGGTAACAATGATTTAAGTGACTTTCCATGTTAACTAGGAATAACATATTAATACTAGCAGCTACTATACTTTTGTTTGCTGTTTTATTTGGTCAGAACCTTATGGAACGCGGAACTATTGAGCGTATAGTATTTTATTCAGTAGGTGAATCGATTGTATTTTTATTAATGGGCATTGTTATTAATGATAAGTTAAAGAGTCATGTATCAGCTTTTTTAATGTGGTTTCTAGTTGGCTTTGCAATCAACAGAAGTTTATCAATATTTTATTTATTTGACATTAGCAACGAATTAATTACTGTAGGGCGTTGGTCTATATGGGAAATAGCATTAGCAGTAACAGGTTTTTTTTATTCAATATATCGTGGAAGAGTTAAAACAATTAAATAAGAAAGTTGATCGAGTGCTGTTCATTTTGTCGGATGACGAAAAAATGGGGCATACAGGATTAGGTACAGATGTAAAGCATCTCAAGAAAGCAACTCATCAAAATTCTGAAGATATTTTAGAATTAAAAAAAAAAGTTAGTAGGAAAAACTATCTATCTATTTTTAAGG